CCGTGGAATGTAGGACGTTGATTGAATCGCAGTAGTGCCAGCCTCTTCAAGATCAGACCAGCCGCGATGAGCTACTTTGCGATCAGGAACAGAAGCGACACGATAGTCACTAACAGCAGCATAGTCGGCATGATGCGGGTCAAAAGGCCGCTTATTCTTAACGACAACATCAAGACACATCGCCTCATCGACATCGATCACGGTAGCCTGTTGCGTAAAACACTTGCACTGGCCATTAAAGGCAGCACAGCCAGAAAAGCGGGGGAATGTAGTAGGTTCAGCAATTTGGCGGTATAAGGGCGCAGACCATGGGGCCAGAGGGTGAACGGCAACGAAATCAGCAGCAGACAAGGGCCGGTCCTTATTGAAGCTGGAATAAAGCCCGCCGGAGCTTTCTGCAGGACGGTTTGCAGTGGAGGTTGCAGGAGCTTGAACAGGTACAGGAGTTTGTCCTGGCGCAACACCATCAAGCATAGAGGAAGCCCGGCCAGAGAGTTTATAAACGCCAGCACCAACCAGAGCAAAACCAATAACAAGAGCCGAGACCATATATACCAAAACCTTTGGAATCTTAGGTTTATGAGTATCGACGACAGTTGACTTGTAATGGTCAAAAACCGCAGGCGGAAGGGTCACACGGGACTTTTGAGCTAGCTGAATTTCCCGAGGATCGCGGGGGTTATCCTTGACCTCTTCCCACTTGAGCAGGGAAACAGACTTAAAACCGAAGGGCCGGTAATAGTGCCAATGCTCGCCAGTAAGCCGGCGGACGTGAATATCAATGAGCATGGGGTTTTGCGTAGTCAGCCAGAAATCAAAACCACGGTGACGATGAGTCTCAAAGCCGGCAATCCAATCGGGAACCTTATCTTTTGGACCACGCGGACGCAGGAACTGCTGAGCCTCATCACAGAATATCAATGAGCCATCAGGCAGATCCTGCCAGCTTTCGAGAGAATCAAGAGGGATAACATTGTGCGCAGCGTAATCGAAGCCGTTGATAAACGTCGCATATTTAACGCGACCAGTCACAGCTAAAAATTCATGAAGAGTGTTGGATGTTTTGCCAGCACCCGGCAGGCCAGTGATGAGCCTAATCATGCTTTCACCGTAGAGAATGCAGAGAAGGAAAGCCGCGCAATCCGAATCGAAAACGCCGCCCAATAACAAGAGACGATCAACTGAATAACTTTTGTGAACTCAAAATAACCGTAGAGCGAAGCGCCAGCAGAGGCGACAGAGTTCATATCTTGAGCCGTTGAAATCAAAGAAATAAACAAATCTTCGAAATATGGACGGACCGTAGAGTCAATGAGTGTGTAAGTGAGGATAGCGACACCCGCCCCGACAATAAGCCGAGCGAGAGCAGCGAACATGGGAGAAAGCGCTAACGCCAGAGTAGCAACAGGAACAGGCATATCAGATCACCGACGACCAGAGGAGACGTGCACAGAAAAGGTAGGCACCCATGAAGATCAGCATTTTCATGATTTTCAGAAGGCCACATGCAGAAGAAATCGCAACCGAAATCGACCGACCCATGACTTGTATGTTGAAGTCAGAAGGACAGCCAGAAGTTGAGAAACTCAGGCGACTTGCAAAGCCCGTGAGCATTGTGTCAACACGATCAGTCGCCGCACCAATCTCAGGTGACTCATCATCAGGTGTGCCGACCCTTTTCCACTTTTCAAGTTCTTCATCATTAAGAGGCGATGCAATGGCCTTTTGAATTTCACAGGAAGAGCGCCATTCCTGAATCTGAATGGCACAGAGCAGAGGGTCGCCAGTACATACAGGCTCCGTTTCACATTCGACACCGATAGAAGTTTCACCGACACCTTGACCAGAACCAGCACCGCCACCGCCACCAACAGAACCGCCCGAATCAGCACCGGAACCCGGTAGGCCAGCACCGCCATCGCCGTCAGAATCACCATCATCAGATCCACCGACGCCGGGAGTACCCGAGCCGGGAGCATTGGGACCGGGTGAAGAAGGACCGCCAGCCATGCAGGTCAGTACACCATTGACAGTGCCGGCTTGCGTGCCTGGAGGACAGCCCTCCTCATCAGGGCGAGGGTGAGCATTATCGATAGAGTTGCAAATCCAACCACCGCCAGAAGTTTGAACGGCATAAGTGCCAGCAGGACAAGAAGGCGCACCCGCAGGAGGCCCATCGTCACCTTCAGGAGCATCAGGCGATGCACTAGGTGCGTCATCGTTCGGTTTAGTTGGGATCGGTGTATCAGGGTCTTCAGGATCAGTAGGAGCATCAGGAGGCGGAGGATTGTTGGGATCGTCAGAAGGCGTGCACTCTTGCGCGATTGTCAAATAAGTAGCAGTGCAAAAAATAGCGGATTGACCGAACTTAGAATCACCCGATAAATAAGCGCGGGAGTAACAGCCATCACCACTATTGGTCAGGACAGCGACACACGAATTTTGACAAACCTTAGAAGGTGGAGAAATGGTGTCATCGGCACTGGTGGACGATGAAGTGTCACCAGCATAAAAAGGAAATGTGTATTCCTGGCCCTCTTGTTCCTCGCAAGGATCAGGCGGAGGGGTAAAAGCGCATGCTTTAGCCGGGTCAGGATCACCAGTAGGCGCATAAGGAGCCGCACAGCCTAATGCAGTCTGCAAAGTTATATACTTATTAGTTGTTCCGTATTGCAAAAAGAGACATTTACGAGTTGCGAGGTCAAAAGACACAAACTGATAATTAGGCTCTTGAGCTTTAATGCCCATACAAACAGGTTCACCCGTAGGAGAATCAATAGGTATTCCATAGGCCCCATAACCAAAGAGTTGCTGTTTCGGCTGATATTGAGTCTCAGCAGCAGACGCAGAAAAACTCAGGATGGCCGAAGCCATCCCGAGAATTGCGCAAATGAGAAAGCGCAGCATTTTCATGATTAGAAAAAGCTGGCCTTGACCCACTTGAACACCACAGCCACGCCGGCAAGCGTGATCAGCGCCAGACCAACAGTGGTAATGGCAGCAGTGCCATCAGTGACCAGAGCAGATGTTGCGCTGGACACGTCGATAGCAGCGTGAGAAACACCAGCCAGAAGGCCAGCAGGTACAACAGCAAGAGCAAGGATGCGCTTGTTCATAGACGAACTCCCATAACGGAGAAAATAAGCTGAAACACCTTCCACAAGGCGACCAGCAGGACAAAGGCAATAATTAAATCGCCCGCTTGTTCGCCAGTGATCAAGTTAAAAGTAGGTTCACTCACACTTAACCAGCCAGCAGAACACGTTAGAGCCGAAGGGTCAGCGACAGAAGCCGCGACCGTTCCAGCGCATTCGTAAAATGAAGAAGTCATCAGTGGACCTCTTCTGAAACACGTTGATAGAAAGGGAAAATCACATAACCATCGCAGTGACCCTCAGCGCTTTCCGTGGCAACTTCAAGATCATCAAAGCGGCCAGCTTGTGTAACCAAATTCACAAAGCAAACGTCCCCTGATGGCGATTGAGCGAGAAACGCCCCGGAGGAATCTTGAACCACCATAAAGAGACGGTATTTCATGACAAAGCCCTTGATTTACTTGGTAGCAACAATCGGCTTGAGATCAACAATGATTGTTTTCATTGCGCCCTTGCCATTAGAAACAGTGTCAGTTTCAACCTCAGCTTCGAAAGGGAAGTTGAGGGAGGCCAGACGGTCATAGTTCGAGGAATCCCCAAAACGAAGCTCTTGGCCGACATAGCCTTTTGCAGTGCCCTTTGAGTCGTCCTGGCGCATACGAACAAAAATGGTTGTAGAGTCATATTTATTGCCATCGACTTCACCCTTAAATTTCTTCATTCCGAGAACGTGCATCTTTGACATGATCATTTACCTTTTGAAAAAACCGCCGGAGCAAGGTTATCCGATACGGGCGGAACGTAGCGGCCTAGTTCTATATCCCATTTAAGAATGGGGAATTCATGCAAATAATTAGATTCATAAGTATCTGTACCCATGGCGAGAGTCTTGAGACGGACAGGCCATGCAGAAGGGTCATCACATACAAGCTCATCGAGAAGGGCAGCAGAATCACCATCATGCAGATCACGAAGGACACGAAGGTATTTCCCGAACTGATGCTTGATAATTTCTTTTGCAGCAGCGACACCAATATGGGCTTTTTTCTGTTTTACCTTGATGCGCTCAGGAGTACGGAAGCCTTGCAGGAACTCAAATGCAGGGTATGCAGCAATGAAATAATCAGAAGGACGAACAAGAATATCAAAGGGAATAACCCGATCGGAATTCTTAATTTCTATCTCAGAACGTGTCCAGGGTGAAGAAGGGTCGCCCTGTTCTTTGCCTTTTTCATAAGTGCGAACAAACAAAGAGGAATGCTTACGAGAGCCAATATAGAGAGTGCGACCAGCACCAGTTGGGTTATGCCAGTTGCCAGCCCGTTCAATATTGGGGAGCTTGCCAACGCATTTAGTGAAACCACCCGCCAGCCATTGAGCCTCCGCCCAATCAGGTGAAACACGTTCACCAGTGAAATCATCATGAGCCAAATCAATACGAGTTATAGCGGGGCGCAAGGCAACAGAGGTAAGGAATTCACAAAGCCGAATTTCCCAACCAGAAGCAGCATTGATGCAGCCTAGACCGTTCAACTCAATGAGCATTGTTCCCTGTTGATTATTCTTGCCCGCATTGCCGATGCAGACATGACCGAACGCTTCACCGAGTACATACGCATCACGGTAAAAATCACGACCTTTGCCAGTGAAGCGAGAGACGCCGAAGCCGAATATTTGAGAAAAAACACGCGATGCCTCACGAACATAATCATCATCAGAGACAAGGGTAGATCCCTGTTGAGAGTTGCGGAAAGCATCACGGAGCGTGGGATCATCGAAAGCATCACGAACGAGGGAGTCATCAGCACAGGCGAAGGAATCAGAGAGAGGACCATTGGCCGTGAGGGAAGTTTTAAGAAATGTATTCTGATGAACAGTAAAACGGAGGGTGTCAATCACAGCGCATTCGTTAGCCGAAGGACGACGAAGGGTAACTTGTTTGATTTTTCCACCATCAACAACCAATTCCACGGTTTCAGCAACTGGGGCGTTGAATGTTTCCCCCGTGTTACCAAGGGGGGGGCATACCCCCGGTTGAGCAGTGGGGTACCCCGAAGCTGCGCTTTTCGGGGTACCCGCCACCGGAGCCTGAAAAGCCAAAGCAGCGCGATTGCGCTTCTTTTGAATGCAAGTTGAGCAGATACAGCCGGTTGCATGCTTCGACACTTCCAGACCCCTTGTGCTGCGTCCTATACGATGCGGGGGTATCTTTACCCCCGTCAACACATTAAGAACGGTTTATACGTAAACAGTGTAAGAACGTCAAGCAGCTGTAGCAAAAGAATATGCCAAGCCTGCCCGGCTTGACCGAGCGGGGGGGCACCCCCGGCCCCCTTGATATCCGGGGTGACCCCCGGACCCCGGCAAGGTTAACAGGAAGGAAACGAAAAGAATAACGCATTAGTTCCGTGGAATGTAGGACGTTGATTGAATCGCAGTAGTGCCAGCCTCTTCAAGATCAGACCAGCCGCGATGAGCTACTTTGCGATCAGGAACAGAAGCGACACGATAGTCACTAACAGCAGCA